ATCTTAAACAAAATAGATTAATTTAAAGGAAGTGGTTTTTTTATGAAAGTGACAAAGTTTTGAAATCTGAATAGTAAAAAATAACTGGAGGTAACAAATGAAAAGCCAAAAAGTATTGATGTTAGCAATAGTATTGCCCAATGATACTATAAAATCGTAATTTTTGTTTTTTGCATCGAACGCTGTTAATCCTGATTCCATAAAATTAATATCGGCATCAAAAATTAAATCAACACCTTACATAACACCTTTAAAGTCGGCTCAAGGTGTGGATATATTTGAAGAGCCTATTAAAGGACATACTTATCTTGCTACAGTAGATGTTTCAAGAGGAGTTGATAAAGACTTTTCCGCCTTTATTGTATTTGATGTTACAAGTATGCCTTATAAGATTGTATGTAAATATAAGAGTAACGAAATTAAACCTTTTGTCTTTCCTAATATAATATCTAAAGTATGTAAAGGATATAATGAAGCACATATACTAACAGAGGTTAATGATATAGGTCAGCAAGTTGCAGAAGCTTTACAATACGAAATTGAATATGGTAACATATTGATGACTACTCAAAAAGGTCGTGCTGGACAAATATTAGGTGCGATGTATAGTGGTAGAGGATCATCTTTAGGTGTTCGTATGACCAAGGCAACCAAAAGAATAGGTTGTTCCAATATTAAGACATTAATAGAGGGCGACAAAATTGTCATTAATGATTTCAATATTATTCAGGAGATGTCTACTTTTACTAAAAGAGGTCAAAGTTGGCAGGCAGAGGACGGCTCACATGACGATTTAATGATGTGTCTAGTCATATTTGGTTGGTTATCTAATCAACCTTATTTCAAAGAATTGACTAATACCAACGCTAGAGAACGTATGTATGAAGAACAAAAGAACTTAATTGAACAGGATATGGCACCATTTGGCTTCGTTGATAATGGTGTTGATGATCCTGAAAATGACGCAGAAACCGTAGATGAATATGGAACTAGATGGTTTCCTGTGTCCAGAAAAGGTCAGTAAATACGTAAGTTAACATCTTTATAAATAGATGTAACTGATAAGTTTAAATATGGGCGTATTAATAATACGAGTTGTGAAATATAATATTAATAAATTAGCTAATTAAGAGGAGAATAACCTATGGCATTTCAAGTATCACCAGGCGTTCTCGTTCAGGAAAAAGATTTAACAAGAATCATTCCTGCTGTATCAACATCTATAGGCGCTTTTGCTGGCGAGTTCAGAAAAGGTCCTTTAGATCAAGTTACATCAATCTCTAGTGAGCAAGAGTTAGTACAAGTTTTTGGTAAACCAGATAATTCAAATTTTGAGGATTTCTTTACACCAGCAAACTTCTTACAATACTCTAACGCTTTAAGAGTTGTACGAGCACAAAACACAGGTGTTTCAAACGCTACCGTATCAGGTAGTTTGTTTGTAATAAAGAACACACAAGACTATCAAGACAATTGGTCAACAGGATCAGCAACAGTTGGAGAATGGACAGCTAGAACTGCAGGAGCATGGGGTAATACCTTAAAAGTTTCTGTATGTCACAGCGCAACAGGTTTCCAAGAAGACGCAAAGACAACATTAGATGACGCTGCTATGGCAGTTGGTCATACAACAGTAACAGTAACATCTGGAACAGGTATTGCAGTTGGAGATATTTTAGAATTTTCAAAAACAGCAGCTGGAACAGATTACGATGGTTACAAATACAGAGTAACAGTAGTTAACTCTAACGATATAACTTTCGTTAGATCAGACACAGGTCAAGGTGGTTTACACCAAGTACCTGCTAACGGTGCAAACGTTAAAAGACTTTGGGAATATTTTGATGCAGTATCAAGTGCTCCTGGAACATCTCCTCACGCAACAGCGAGATTAGGTGTTAATGACGAAATGCATGTTGTAGTAATAGACGAAGATGGTCTTATTACAGGAACTCGTGGCGAAGTGTTAGAAGTATTTGATAAAGTTTCAAAAGCTTCAGACGCTAAAACTCCACAAGGTGATACTAATTACTATGCAGATGTAATTTACAATAAATCAAATTACATTTATTGGACAGATCACCACGCTTCAGGAACAAATCATGGTTCAGCGGCTGCAGGCATAACGTTTACAGCAGTTGATTCTATTAAAACTGATTCATTACAAGCAGGTGCTGACGGTACAACGGCAACTACAGGACAGAAAAAAACAGCATACGAAATGTTTGAAGATTCTGAAACAGTAGATGTTGGCCTAATCATGGGTGGTAAATGTGACGCTACACACGTAGACGACTTAATATCATTAGCAGAAAAAAGAAAAGACGCTATCGCATTCGTATCTCCTCAGAGATCAGATGTAGCTGGTGTTGCTTCTTCTATTACGCAAACACAAAATGTTTTAGCATTTTGCAATGGTATTAGATCATCATCATACGTGATGATAGACAGTGGTTACAAATATATGTACGACAGATATAATGACGTATATAGATATGTTCCATTAAATGGAGACATTGCAGGTCTAGCAGCTAGAACTGATTTAATTGCAGACAGTTGGTTTTCACCGGCTGGATATAACAGAGGTGTTATAAGAGGCGCAGTTAAATTAGCATACAATCCTAAAAAATCTCAAAGAGATGAGTTATACAAAGCTCGTGTTAATCCTGTGGTAACATTCCCAGGTCAAGGCACAATTCTTTTTGGTGACAAAACAGGATTATCAGCTCCAAGTGCTTTTGATAGAATAAACGTAAGAAGATTGTTTATTGTATTAGAAAAAGCGATTGCTACTGCTTCTAAATTTCAACTTTTTGAGTTCAATGATGAATTTACAAGAGCAAACTTTAGAAACATAGTTGAACCTTTTTTAAGAGAAGTACAAGGTAGACGTGGTATCACAGACTTTTTAGTAGTATGTGACGAATCAAATAACACAGGTGAAGTAATTGATAGAAATGAGTTTATTGCTGAGATATTTATCAAACCAGCAAGAAGTATCAACTTTATTACATTACAATTCATCGCAACACGAACCGGCGTTTCTTTTGAAGAAGTCGCAGGCGGTTAATTAGCAGAGGAGAAATAAAAAATGGCAAACATTAATGACTTCAAAGCTAAACTTGCAGGCGGTGGCGCAAGAGCCAATCAGTTTAAGGTTACAATGCCTTTCCCTGGTTACGCACAAGTTGGTGGAGAAATAGAAGACTTAGCGTTTCTATGTACAGCTACATCTATTCCTGGAATGACGATATCAAATATCAACGTTCCTTTTAGAGGTAGAGCAATTAAAATTGCAGGCGATAGAACAATAGCGAGTTGGTCAATTACAGTACTAAACGATACAAACTTCAAAATCAGAAATGCTTTTGAAAGATGGCAGAATGGTATTAATAATATGACTGATAACGAGGGATTAACTAATCCAGTTGATTACCAAGTAGACGCTTTTGTTGATCATCTTGACAGAAACGGTAACAACGTTAAATCGTATACTTTGAGAGGATTATTTCCTACAGAGATTACTGGTATTGACTTATCTTACAGTGAAACAACAGAAATAGAAACTTTTGGTGTTACATTTGAGTACCAATACTTTGAAACAAATACTACAACGTAATATAGATTTAGAGGGCGGCCTTAAAACCGCCCTTTTAAAACTATTATAAGTAGTAGTAGAAATAAGGAGATTAAATTATGGCAGAGTTTTTTGGATTTAATATTACAAAATCTAAACCTAAGTCGGACCCGAAACAGAATTTTAGTACCCCACAAGCAGAGGACGGCACACAAGTAGTTGCTGCTGGAGGGCATTTTGCGTCACACCTTGACATGGAAGGTAGTGCAAAAACCGAATCGGATCTTATAAGAAGATATAGAGAAATTTCATTACATCCTGAATGCGACATGGCAATTGAAGATATTGTCAATGAGGCAATTGTATCAAACGAGAACAAACAATCAGTTAAAATGATAACTGAATCTGTTCCTTATGGTCGTGATG